TGGAATGCTTTATATTAATAAATATATAAAATAGGAAAAAACAAATGAGTGAAAGAGAATATATTGTTACGTTAAAGAAAGGTGTAGACTATGCTGCATTCAATGCAGAGATGATAGCTACAACTGGAGCAGGCGATATTCCAGGAAGAAGTGTTACGGTTGCTGACGCTCGTCCAGGATCGCAACGTAATACTCATTATATGTTAACAGATGCAGAAGCAGATGCTCTTAACAATGACACAAGAGTAATTGCATGCGAATTGCGTCCTGATTTGCGTGACGATATAGAAATTGTGAATTACGCTGCTCAAACAGGTAACTTTAACAAAACAGACGATACTAGAGGTACATTTGTAAATTGGGGCTTGCGTAGAATAAATGAAATAAACAATCCATACATTGGTAATAATGTAACAGGTGATTATAATTATACCATAGACGGTACAGGCGTAGATATTGTTATACAAGACAGTGGTATACAAGCTGACCATCCAGAATTTCAAGATGCAGACGGTGCGAGCAGAGTACAGGAAGTAGATTGGTATAGTGTACAAAGTGTTGTAAGTGGTACAATGCCAACCGAACACTATACAGATTATGATGGTCACGGTACACATTGCGCAGGTATTGCAGCTGGTAAGACATATGGCTGGGCAAAAAATGCAAAAATTTATGCTGTAAAAGTAGCAGGACTAGAAGGATCAACAGATCCAAATACAGGTATTGCTGTATCTCAAGTATTTGACATTATCAAAGAATGGCATAATGCTAAATCAGTTGATCCACTTACAGGCGCAAAACGTCCAACTATTGTTAACATGAGTTGGGGTTATACATCTACGTTTTCAAATATCACAGGTGGTAACTATAGAGGCACTGATTGGACAGGAACCACTAGAGATACTGCCAAAGGTATGATCGGAAGTCTTCGTAGCGGCGTATATAGATATCCAACAAGAGTTGCTTCTGTAGATACAGATGTAGACGAATTAATAGACGCAGGCGTACATGTTTGTATTTCTGCAGGTAACTACAAACAAAAGATTGATGTTGATGGTGGCGATGATTACGACAACTACTTTACAAGAAGTGATAGTGCAGGAAATAAATATTACCACAGAGGTGGTTCGCCTCACAGTCAAGAAGCATTTATTGTAGGTAATATTGATACAGCAATCGCAAATGACGGTAAAGAACAAAAAGCAACCAGTTCAGAAACAGGACCAGGTGTTAATATGCATGCACCAGGAACCAAAATATTTAGCACACTGAGTACAACTACAGTTTACACAAGTGGACCGTATCCTGAAGACGACGATTACAAAATTGGAAGTTTAAGTGGAACGTCAATGGCTTCTCCACAAGTAGCAGGAGTGCTTGGACTTTATCTACAACTTAACCCAACTGCTACTCCAGCACAAGCACTTTCATACTTTAAAGGAAGTGCCAAAGCGGATAGAATTTATACTACTGCGAACAACTCAACAGATTATTCAAATGATAGAAGTTTGCTCGGATCTACTAATAGATTCCTGTGGAATAAATTTAACAGTAACACACAACTATCAATTGGTAGTACGTTTAGTGAAGTAATCACTGAGGAAGTTGCGATTAGAACGTATGTATTGACAAGAAGTGCTGCTTCTGTAAACGAAGGCGACTCAGTGGTAATTACACTTACAACAACTAATGTTGCAGACGATACCCTAGTTCCTTATACAATTACAGGAGTATCAGGAGGAGACTTTGGCGGAAGTCTAACAGGTAACTTTACAGTCTCAAATAATACTGCTACAAAAACCTTTACATTTACAGAAGACTTTGCCACTGAAGGCAACGAAACATTTACACTTTCACTAGATGGCATTGATGAATCAGTTAGTGTCACAGTAAATGATACAAGTGAAGCAGCACAAACACCTAGTTATGCAGTTACATCGGCAGCAAATAATGTAGATGAAGGTAGTGCGCTTACTATGAATGTTGCAACTACAAACGTTGCAGATTCAACAACACTATATTGGACTGTAACAAATAGTGGAGACTTCGGTACTGCAAGTGGTAGCTTTACAATTACAAACAATGCAGGTTCATTTACTGTAACACCAACAGCTGATGCAACAACAGAAGGCAGTGAAACATTCACCGTACAGATCAGAACAGGTAGTATAACAGGAACAGTGGTTGATACATCGGATTCGATTACTATAAATGATACAAGTCTTACTCCTGCCGCGGCAACATATGCAGCAACACCTGCTGCTACTGATATAGATGAAGGTAGTGCTCTAACTATTAATGTTGCAACAACTAATGTTGCAGATGCAACAACATTATATTGGACTGTAACGAACGCAGGTGACTTTGGTACTTCAAGTGGTAGCTTTACAATTACAAGTGATGCAGGATCATTTACTGTAACACCTACAGCCGATGCAACAACAGAAGGCGCAGAAACCTTCCAAGTACAAATTAGAACAGGTAGTGTAAGCGGTACTGTTGTTGATACTACAGATAATATTACTATCAATGATACAAGCACATTTAGTCCAGACTACACAATTACAGTAACTAATAGTGGCAATTCATATACATTATCAGGGACAGATAGAAATGGTGCAGTAAGTGGATCACAGCCAACTCTAACATTTAACGACGGTGATAATGTTAGATTTAGTGTAAATGCTAGTACAGCAAGTGCGCATCCATTCTATATTAAAACTACACAAAGCACAGGAACTGGAAACCAAGTATCGGGTGCTACAGGACAAGGTACTACACAAGTAGATTGGACAACATCAACTGACGGTGCAGGATCTTATGGATATCAGTGCTCCGTCCACTTCGGTATGTGGAATACTATAACAATATCTTAAGGACAACAAATGGCAGTTCAAACAATAAACATAGGCAATGTAGCAAACGACGGCACTGGTGATGATCTTAGAGAAGCATTTATAAAAGTAAATGCAAACTTTGAAGAACTAGATCTACGTGATGATGAGCAGACTACAGTAACTAACTTAGGTTCTACAGGCGAAGGAATTTACGCAAATAAGATCAATTATGATCTACAATTTAAGAAAATTATTGGCGGCGATAATATAACTTTGACAGCCACCGATAATAATATAACTATTGCTAATGATCTAGCAGGTATTACACAATCAGATGTTGCAGATGATCCTTACGTCACTAAAGAGTTTACATTTGATGGCAGAATAAAATATAATAATGTATACAATGAACTAACAGATTTACCTGATGCAAGCACATATCACGGAATGTTTGCTCACGTTCACGCAACAGGTGGTGCATACTTTGCTCATAGTGGGCAATGGGTGGAACTTGCAAACAAAAACGAAACCTTTACAGAAGTAGCAGCAGATCTTACTCCACAACTAGGCGGCAATTTAGATGGTCAAGGATTTGCTTTACAAAATATTGGGGCTATTAATGCAAGCACTGTTACTGGTGCATTTGTTGGAAACTTAACCGGCCTTGTTCATGGATATGATATGCGCGACTGGGCTGCATGGAATGTAGGATTTGATTTCGGCGGTATCAACACTAATTACACAAGTGTCATAGAATGGATGGTTGGTAATAATGATGTTGATTTAGGATCTTTCGGTGAACCTGCAGCGGGTAGTATAGACCTAGGTAGTATTTGATTCCGATAAATACTTTATATAAGGAATCAAAATGAGCAGTTTGTGGAGTGTACCTTCAGGTAGAAAAATTACAAACCTGATTGAAAGATCAGAAGTAAATATACTTCTTCCATTAAATCCTAACGTACCAAGCACTGTTAAATTAATAACAGGTAAACTTCCTGCTGGAACACGTATATCACAAGACGGCAGATTTATTACAGGTACAGTCTACGAAGTTGCTTATAATACAACAAATAGATTTGTTCTTAGAGCAGAATACGAAGATAGGTTTGAAGATCGAACTTTAGAAATAGATGTAGCCGGACCAGACGATCCAGTATGGCGCACAGGAGAAGGACTTTTACCAGTTGGTTCAAATCAATCTCTGTTTATCCTAGATAACGAACAGATCGACTTTCAATTACAAGCTACTGATACTGACCTAAGTGCTGGTGATGTGTTAGAATATTATATTGCAGAAGGTGATGGGCAATTACCCCCGGGCATTAGTCTTAGCTTAGACGGCAAGTTAACAGGTATAGTTGAACCTTTATTAAGTTTAGATAAACGCTATCAAGCAGGCGGTTATGACAGTGCGCCTTTTGGCAGTTTACCTGCAGATTATGGAATAATATCTTCAAACGGTTTTGGTAGTTTTTTCTATGATAGTGTAAATTTTGATTATAACGAACCTGTATCTAATCCAAGAAAATTAAATAGATACTATCCGTTTAGAGTTACAGTTACAGACGGTGAGAATTTTGTAACAAGAGACTTTAAAATTTATCTAGTTGGTGACGATTATCTTAAGGCCGATAATACGATTATGCAAGCAAGCACAGGAGTATTTACAGCTGACAATACAAATGTTAGAACTCCGGTATGGTTGACTCCTGCCAATTTAGGATTTAAACGTGCAAATAACTATGTAACTATCAACTTAGATATTATTGACAACACTAGTTTAGAAGGTAAAATTGTTTACACACTAGAAAGTACAAATGATGATGGTACACAAAGTAAGTTACCACCTGGCACAACGCTTGATAGTCAAACAGGTGAAATAGTAGGGCGAATACCTTATCAGCCTGCAATTACTAGAGATTATAAATTTACAATTAGAGCAACTAGAATTACTACTGATTTAGACACAGTAGCAATTAATGCAAACTATTTTGAAGATACTCTACTAGGAAAAACCAACTTCAAAGTTTATAAACTTGACAGGACAGGTGATATAGACGGCGTAAATGATTTATTAGAATTAATTGGTAGAAATATTTTATTAGAAAATAGAACATACAAAGTTACAAACGTTGATGCACGTAATACAGATTACGATATTATTTTCTTGGAAACTAGTTTGTCGCCTAGTATAAACTTACAAACGACAAAGACTGCCAGAGTTGGTGATAATTCTATATTTGTAAACAGACTTACTGAATCAGAAAAAGAAAAATATAAAGATAGACAGATTAGATTAAGTGACAGCGAAGCATATAATATAAATTCTATTACTCCTTATATAGAATGGGATATACAGCAAGTTAATCCTTCAGATGACCAAATATATCCAAGCGGATCGCCTAGAAGAATGGAAGTTGGTGAAAATTTCTTTGCAGGTGATTATGCAATATATGGAGAAGATGTAGGAGGTAACAATAGAATTTATCGTGCAGATGTTACTCAAACTATCGAAGCACAAGTTGACGGCGACGGGGATGCTATCCTAGTAGATGGTGTGAAGCAAATAGTATTTAGAAGTGTCGATTGGACTGAAGTTGCAGAAACACTAGACGAATTAAGTTTAGATGTTAGAATAGAAGCACTTAAACAAACATTAGAAGATGCTTACGGACATACTGCATATGTCTCAGTCAATGAAAATGATAATTTGAATTGGAAATTACGTATTCCTAGCACCAGTCTAAGTCGCATTGCAGAAAACATAAAGCAATTCTTTATCCTAGGAGATGATAGTACACAAATAAATGCAACTGTAGTCAGAGACAACGAACATAGATTGCTTCTTGATAGTAATCTAAGCACACAATTTAATCAGGGTAGAAATATAGGCATCGCCCTATTTAAAAATGACGGCTTTGTAGAAAATATTATTGTTGCTGCTAATGACGAAGTTGATATTCCAAGTACGACAAAAACCTTTGATCTTAAAGTTATAGGTGAAATAGACAGCACTATTACATGGATTTCGGATTCAGATCTAGGAACTATCAATGCTAACTTTCCTAGCTACCTAAAAGTTGTAGCTGAAACAACAGTGCCTGACAGTCCTATGATTTATACTATTAAGCAAGGAAGATTGCCTTTTGGAATGAGTCTTGCACACAACGGTGATATCATAGGAAGTGCTAGACAATATGTAACAGAAGAAGGCAACGGGCTCACTACGTTTGACAATAAGCAAATAACTTGGGACGGATTCCAACCAGGTGATACAACTTTTGATAGGAAGTATACATTTACAGTTGAAGCAAAAGATAGGTTTGGTTATACAGCAACTGAAAAAGAATTTAGTCTTACAATATCAGATCTTGACAATACTGTGTATACTGATGTTTATGCACAACCTATGCTTCCTCAAACGCAAAGAACATTGTTTAAAAACTTTACAAGTAATACAGAAATTTTTCCTCCAGGAGATATTTATAGACCAAATGATAATCAATTTGGTATTAAGAATACCATGGAAATATTATTCTATGCTGGCATAGAAGCAAAGAGCATAGATAATTTTGTTGCTGCTGCTGCAAAAAATCATAAACGAAAGAATTATTACTTTGGTAATGTCAAGAAGGCAAAAGCAGTTGAAAACGGAACTAACGAAACTATATACGAAGTTATATACGTAGAAGTAATTGATCCTAACAAGCCTAAAGAAGGTAGCACAAAGAAAAGTTTCAACATAGAAACCAAACACAAGATAACCACAGACAGTAATCAGTTTGCTATATTTGACGATGAGCAACGCACTGGAGGAGGTTATGATCAATTAGGTATTAATACTAGAGGCAATGTAAGATTTATTCTAGCAGCAGATGGTAGAATCATCGTAGAAACAAGAGGCGGAGATGTAGTGTTGGATGTAGATCTTGCAGACTTTGAAGTAGATGTAAGAGAAGGTGAAGATGTTACAGTTGAACTTACTCGTGGAGATGCTGAACCATATAGATTGCGCCCTAATACAAATACAATCAAAGCAGACAGTGATGCCGTCAAAGTAAGCAATGGAAATGATAATACTAGATATATTTCAAATATAGATAATATGCGTGATAATATACGTGCAATAGGCAAGACAGAAAGAAATTATTTGCCATTATGGATGCGTAGTCCGCAAGACCAATTACAAGAATTAGGCTACGTATCTGCCGTGCCTATTGCTTTTGTTAAACCAGGAAAAGCAGATGATATTATAAACGCTATCGATAATAGCAATTTTGATTTTAAACAATTTAATTTAGACATAGACAGATATATTGTTAGACGAACAGATGATTATGAAGATGAAAAATATATTCTTTTTGCTAACTATCAATTTAATGTGTGATAAATAACTGTATAACAAGGATTCAACATGGCAAGTGAAATTATAAGCACAACTATCGACGCAGCCTATCCAGTAGCCGGCGTAGACAACGACACCCAAGGGTTCCGTGACAACTTTCAAGTTATTAAGACAGGACTAACAACTGCGGCAAGTGAAATTACTGCATTGCAAAATAATACTGCAAAGCTAAATGAGTCTAATGACTTTAATGGCACTAATATTAGTGATGCAAACCTTACATTAAACACAGAACAATACCATAACATTGGTACAGTTACTACTAGCCAAAATATTAGTTTTCTTAATGGACACTATCAAAGACTTGCTATAAATCCTTCAAACAATGCTATAACACTTACACTTGCAGATTGGCCTGATAGAGACGGATATGCTAGAATTACTGTAGAAATCAATACAATCAGTTTAGATCCAGATCCAGAAGAAGTACATACTGTAACTTGGCAAGTTGAAGGCGGCGGAACAATTAAGGCTGCATCTGGCTTTCCAAGTCCATTCAATTTGAACAGTGGTGACTATGCGCAGAATCCAGGAATTATTGAATTCTGGACAACAAACCAGGGCAACACAGTATATGCAAACTGGTTAGGTAGATTTACAGAGATCTAATGCATCCATTTATTAATAATTTACACGAATTAAGCGACAACGATTTAGAAGAAAAAGTCTTCTTACTCAATCGTCGCTTTTTTCAAACAAGTAATCCTGAAGTAAAGAGTCAAATTACACTTGCTTTAGATACATACAAACAAGAATTAAATTCAAGACGTGCTATTGCTGCACAAAAACAAAAAGATCAGCAAGACGGTGAAAAAGGTCTTGACAATCTTATCAATATATCATAATATACATATATGCTTATGAAAACAGACGACCTAGGTATACCACGATTCTCTAACCGCGATCTTATCGATATGATCTATTCAGGTCATGCGGATAAAGTACACGTTGTACTATGCGATGAAAATGACGATGTAGATAAATTTAATACAGCAATGGCAGAACAAGGTATGAATCCATTGCAAAAGTATATCCCACTAGATGTAGATCAAAAGACTTTTGACGGTGTATGTCAAAGTGAATGGTTTATGCCTAATGAATACAAAGCAATTAATGTACACAGTTGGATTCTTACAAAGTGTGAAACGCAGGAAGAAACAGCAAGATGTGCGGAAGAACTTGCAGAGTTTGAAGGTAGAGGATTGAATAACCTACTACGTTATATGATATATCTTGTAGACTTTATGCGTGAGAATGGAATTGTATGGGGCGTAGGTAGAGGATCAAGTGTAGCTAGTTATGTGCTGTATTTGATCGGTGTACATAGGATCAATTCAATCCAATATGACCTGGATTGGCGTGAGTTCTTACGCTAAATAGGTATGTAGATTAAGGAGTCATTAATGGCAAAACAAAATACAAGTAAAAAACAACACGTAAGTATGCGTGGAAAGGTAGTAGATATGGATCTACTACGCAAAAGAAATGAACTAACACCAGCAGTAGGAAACGCTCGTGTAAATGCACGTGGTGATGAATTAGGTGCTGGCGGACGTATTCTAAGAAAAGCAGATGATCGTGTACGTGAACATTATGCTGCCGCGGGTAAGCCTCGCAGTGCTTCTGGTCGTGCAAAGCCACAAGCTGACGAAGTAGTATCGACTCCGGAAGAAACTGTAACTATTACCGAAGAGTTGACTGAAGCTGAGCAGGAAATGCTTGCTGAAGAACAAGAAGAGGCATGGGTTGAAGACGAAGACGGCAATTTTGTACCAAGAGGCGAGGCTTAAATGGCAGTACATTTAACAACGTTTAAAGGCGATCTTAAAGCAATTGGTGACAGAGTACTAGTGACCGATATGTACTTTGGTGAACAGAAAACAAAAAGTGGTCTGATTATTAATAACGATGACGGAACAACACGAGGAATTTATCCACGTTGGGGTAAGGTGCATTCTAAAGGACCACGCAACAAGGAACCTTATGAAGAAGGTCAATGGATCCTAATTGAACACGGTCGCTGGACGCGAAGTGTTGCTATGGAAACTGATGCAGGAGAAATAGAAGTGCGTATGGTTGATGCAGACTGTGTATTAGCTTACAGCGACGAAAAGCCAGACGAAATCCAAATTGGTGCTGAATACAGCGACGGTCCTGCTACAATTGATCCTGGTAGCTTTATAACCCCTAATTAACGAGGAAAAAATGACAAATCCATTTAAGGACATTGACACGTTTGGTTCTGCGTGTGATCAAGAACCTAGCGAAGCAAACTATAAAATGTATCTTAGTTTGATCAAAGAAGAATACGAAGAACTACAAGAAGCAGTTGAAGCAAATAACACCGTAGAACAACTTGATGCACTTATTGATATTCTAGTTGTTACTATGGGTGCTATTCGTGCAGGCGGCTTTGACGGCGAAGGTGCTTGGAAAGAAGTAATGAACACAAACTTTGCTAAGATTGATCCAGTCACAGGCAAAGTTCGAAAACGTGAAGATGGCAAAGTTCTAAAGCCAGAAGGATGGAAGGCTCCAGAACTTGCACAGTTTATAGGAGAATAATATGAGTACAATTACAGAAGCTCGTCAGCAATATGACGAATATTTAAGAACATTTATGTTAGCCTTGTATAACTACACTGCAATGGGATTGGCTATTACAGGAGTAGTTGCGTATCTAACTTATGCTACAGGAATCATGTATTCTATGGGAGCATTAATGTGGTTGTTTGTATTTGCACCACTAGGTATGATACTACTTTGGAGCTTTGCAGGACGTAATTGGTCATTCGAAGCTACAAGAACTTTTTATTGGGTATTTACAGCAGTAATGGGTGTAAGTATGAGTACTATTTTTGCAGTATATACTGCAACTAGTATTGCACAAGTATTCTTTATAACTGCCGCAACTTTTGCAAGTGCAAGTATCTATGGATACACAACTAAGAAAGACATTAGTAGCTGGGGCAGTTTCCTACTTATAGGATTGATTGGCATAATTATTGCTATGGTTGTAAATATCTTTTTACAGTCGAGTGCAATGGGCTTTGCCATTAGTATACTAGGTGTTCTTATCTTTACTGGCCTGACAGCATACGACACTCAAAATGCAAAAGTTACATTCCTTAGCGGACAGCTAGGTACAGAAGATCTAGCTAAGTTTGCAATATCTACAGCTTTAAGTTTATACTTAAACTTTATCAATATGTTCCAAATGTTGCTACATTTATTAGGCGACAGAGAATAAAAAACCACTTGACTCCTAGCAATTTATACGCTATAATGTATATAAATTGTTAGGAGTTTTCATGAAATTTACACCGCAAACAGCAGGCATTGGTACTACAGGCGCAACTGGCATAGTATTAATGACTCTACATATCACAGGGTTTCTTACAGGTTGGGCATGGCCTTTACTGTATGTGTTTTTGATATTAACTGGCATTGGCCAAGAGAACAGGAAATAATATGGCAATTCATGCAATGATCGACTTAGAAACACTAGACACAAAACCTAGTTGTACTATTCTAAGTTTCGGTGCTGTAAAATTTGATCCTATGTCGGATGCAGAGCCGCATAGTGAATTATACTTTAAGATTAATATAGACGAACAAAGCCAACTCGGACGCACAGTTAGTGATGATACTATTGCATGGTGGGCAAAACAAGATGCGAAAGTACAAGAAGAAGCATTTAGCGAAGAAGGTCGTGTTGGTGTAGAAACAGTTGCAAATGAATTAACAAAATGGATACACAATACTGATGTTATTTGGGGACACGGTTACGGTTTTGATATTACAATTTTAGAAGATTATTTTAGAATGTTAGGCCGTCCTATTCCGTGGCAGTTTTGGCAAGTGCGGGACAGCCGTACTTTGTTTACTGCTATGAAGAACGGAGATCCTCGCAAAGGTATGCAAACAGATCTTCACAATGCACTAGCAGATGCATACTATCAGGCTAAATCAGTACAAATGGCATACAAAGAGTTAGGAATAACACGATGAAAGAATTATGGGTAGAAAAGTATCGTCCGAAAACAGTAGATGGATATGTGTTTCGTGATGATGCACAGCGCAACCAGGTAAAGACATGGATAAAGGACAAAACGATTCCGCATCTGCTTTTCAGCGGGAACGCAGGCATCGGCAAAACAACACTCGCAAAACTGTTGTTCAACGAGCTAGAAGTAAACGACTTAGACATCTTAGAAATAAACGCAAGTAGAACAAACTCAGTAGATGATGTTCGTGATAAGATTGTAAACTTTGTACAGATGATTCCATTTGGTGACTTTAAGGTTGTATTACTAGATGAGGCTGACTACTTGTCGCCAAACGCACAGGCAGCACTGCGTGGTGTTATGGAAGAATATCACAGCACTGCTAGGTTTATTCTTACTTGTAATTATCCAAACAGAATTATTCCAGCTATCCACAGTAGGTGCCAGGGCTTCCACATTGCCAAAATTGATCAAACAGAGTTTACTGCTCGTGTTGCAGAGATTCTTATCACAGAAGGCGTTACTCCAGATTTAGACACACTAGACACTTATGTGAAAGCGACATATCCAGACTTGCGTAAATGTATTAACATGGTACAAATGAATAGTGTTGACGGGTTGCTAGTTGCTCCTAATGAAGGTGATACAGGAGAAAGCGACTGGAAGCTGGATATGGTCGAACTGTTTAAAGCAGGCAAGATTCAAGAAGCACGTAAGGTATTATGCGGTGCAATTCGTCCAGAAGAAATGGAAGAAGTGTATCGTTGGATGTATGATAATATCGAATTATTTGCTGATCCAGATCAAGCGGTGTTAATTATTAAACAAGGAATGGTTGATCATACATTAGTTGTAGATCCTGAAATTAATTTAGCCGCAGTGCTAATCAAACTAGCGAGATTATAGTGACTTACTTAGTAATTGATAATTGTATCAAATGTAAACATACTGATTGTGTAGAAGTATGTCCAGTAGATTGTTTCTACGAAGGTGAAAACTTTCTAGCCATCAATCCTGAAGAATGTATTGACTGTGGAGTATGCGAGCCAGAATGCCCTGCTAATGCTATTATCCCTGACAATGCAATCGAAGGTGCAGAACTAGAAAAATGGATGGATATTAATTCAAAGTATAGCCTTATTTGGCCAAATATTACACAGAAAAAAGAAGCACCTGCTGATGCAGATAATTGGGACGGTGTGCCTAACAAATACGAAGAACATTTTTCAGAGGAGCCAGGGAATGGCGATTAAAGCAATTCTTGCATGTGACGCAAATGGCGGCGTAGGTTATAAAGGAACATTACCTTGGCCGCATATCAAACGAGACTTTCAATGGTTTAAAAATAACACAGTAGGACATGTTGTAATTATGGGGAGTACAACATACTTAGATCCAGACATGCCCAAGCCTATGCCACAACGTGTAAATGTTGTAGCAACTAGTGACCCAACAAAATGTCCTTTGGCAGCAAAATATATCACTGGCGATCTTAAAGAAGGTGTCAAAAAAATTGCAAGTGAATTTCCTCAACTACATACTTGGGTGATTGGTGGTCAAAAAGTAATTGAGCAGACACTCGATGTGATTGACGAATTTTATCTCAGTCGTATTCCAGGAGAATTTACCTGTGATACATTCTTGCCAATTGATATTATAGAAACAGAATTTGAAAAAACATTTGTTGAAGAACACGACGATGTAACATTTGAAATTTGGAAGCGTAAATGAAACAATACTTAGATGCACTTACACATATACTCGAAAACGGCAAAGATCGTGATGACAGAACAGGAGTAGGAACACATGGGGTGTTTGGTTATCAAATGCGATTTGATCTACGTAACGAATTTCCTGCTGTTACTACTAAGAAACTTGCTTGGAAAAGTGTAGTAAGCGAATTACTTTGGATGCTAGAAGGTTCAAGTGACGAAAGAAGACTAGCAGAAATTCATTATGGTAAGCCTAGAGAAGAACTTGTCGGCAAAACTACTATTTGGACTGCTAATGCAGACAAGCAAGGCAAAGATTTAGGATATATCAATGATGATACAACAAAAGACCTTGGTCCAGTATATGGACATCAATGGCGTACTTGGGATGCACAAATAGGCTTTGTTGATCAAATTGCAGAAGTGTTAGAAAATTTGTATTATGATCCTAGTAGTAGACGTCATATTGTAAGTGCTTGGAATGCAGATAGGGTAGGCGTAATGGCGCTACCTCCATGTCATACATTATTCCAGTTTCATGTGCAGGACGGCGAACTAAGCTGCCAATTATATCAACGTAGTGCAGATATGTTCTTAGGTGTTCCATTTAATATTGCAAGTTATAGTTTGCTGACACATATGTTTGCACAACTACTTAAATTAAAGGTAGGCGAATTTGTTTGGACAGGCGGTGACTGTCATATCTATCAAAACCATATGGAACAGGTTAAAGAACAAATTAGTCGCAAACCTAGTGCGGGTCCAAAATTAGAAATGCCTAAATTTACAGATTTGGATCAACTTGTTAACACTAAACCAGACCAGTATATACTGCACGACTACAATCCAATGGATAGTATCAAAGCACCGATGGCTGTGTAATGTTTGGAGCAAATTGGCGAGCAGATCCTAAGGAAACTATTCAAGAGCGTTTTGCATGGTTGCCTGTAAAAAGTACCTGGAGCAATAAGAGGATCTGGCTAAGGAAGTATATTCAAATGGATGTGTACCACGACAGTGAAATGTCTCATCCTATTCGTTCAAATACATTTACATTTGTTTATTCAAAAAATGAATATTTGTTATATTTGTTAAGAAAGAAAGAAGGAAGCGTATCAAGAGATCCGCTTCCTAAAGTTAGCTACTAAGCGTCACCGTAAACTTGTAAAACTTCTTTCACTGCTTCGTGCCTTTCAATATCTCCTTGTCCAAAGTTGACTATGTCAATATGTGTTGCATCTGATTTAGACAATAGCTTTGTAAAGTCAATTAGTCCGTTATCTTTCAATCTATCTGCTTGTGCTAGATCGCCTGTAACAGCCATCATTGAACCTTCACCTAGTCTTGTAAGCAACATCTTCATTTGATTTTGGGTTGCGTTTTGCATCTCATCTGCGAGTATAAAGGCGTTCTTAAACGTTCGACCACGCATATATGCTAGTGGTGCGATTTCGATAATCCCCTCCTCAATCATACCTTCTATTTCTCTTGCATTGAAATATTCACGCAGAACGTCAAATATTGGCCTTGTCCAAGGCGCCATTTTTTGTTCTAGTGTTCCAGGTAGGAAACCTAAATCTTCATCAACAGACACTGCTGGTCTAGTAACAATGATTTTGTCCACTGCACCTTCTTTAAACATTTTTACTGCAACTTGTACAGCCAATAGAGTTTTGCCAGTACCAGCTGGACCGATACCGAATACGATATCTTTTGTCTCGTCTAGTAATTTTAATACATAACTTTCTTGGTTTCTGTTTCTTGGAAGTATTTGGACTTGTTTCTTTTGCTGGAATGAATTGATATTAACTACATTTGAGTTATTGTTAGAATGCTGCTTTGCAGCCTTTCTTTTTGCACCCATTAAGCGTCCTCCTTTGGGATAATGTACTGTAGGACCTGTTCAGTAGAACTTTGTGCCCTACAAAAGTATTTAGCAAGCATTCTCAATTAATAACAGATAAGTTAAATCCTGATAAATAAGTATACAAGGAATAACAACATGCGTGATATTGAAGATATTTTACTTAACATTGAATCAGTCTACGATTCAAACACATCTTTCAATGTACTTAAAGATTTTGAAAGAGTATTAGATTCACTTGATGTGTATGTCTATGATAATTGGAGCGACGGAGAATTATGCGAAGGTCCAAAAATTGAAAGACATTGGGTGACCTGCTGCTTTATGTGGGACAGAGATAAAATGCCTGACCCAATGGGCGGTAAACGTTTGCTAGATTACGACTGCAAAGTAAAGTATGAAAAAACACATGTTATAGAACCTAGAAAAATTAAATCTGAAGACGACTTCCGTCCTGGGACAAAAAAAGGTAAACTAGATAGAAAACCTGTTTGGTGTGTAGAAATACAAATGCCCAAAAGGTTGATTGCAGACATCTATAGTGGATACTACGAAGATGTTTATATAGAGCCAACACAAACCCCAGAAACAAATCCAGAGCCACAGGCAGCAGATGAAGCAACAGCAGCAGCACCTGCACCAGAAGCAGCAGCGGAGGCACCAGCAGTATGACGCTAGAAGCAAATTCACTTAGAAATCTAGTCGATCATATTGTTGAAATAGACAGTTTCAAAAGCAAAATGGGTTCAGACGATAGTATTGTTACACTTGCATTCAAAGTAAAGACTGAAGAAAGTGCAAAAGATCTTGCCGGATTTATTGAACGTGGATATCCGTTTGTACTTGATGCAGACAAAACAGCAGGCGAACAAGCAGACGGATTATATCGTGTGTTTATTGAATTAGAAAGAAACCAACATGCTGCTGAACAAATAATGGAACTTGTAGACGGTGTAGGCAAACTAGCACAACTAGAAGATATGAAATACAGATATTACAAAAACTTCCGCAGTGAGCCTATTACACAAGAAGCATTAGAAAATAGTATTCCGAAAAACAGTGAAGAATACAATAGTCGTGTTACAGAAACACGCATGTCAAACTACAAGAATTTCTTTAGTAATAGTTTTGTTGAAGATGTAGATATGACAGGTGATACACTTACTATTAAGAAAAAATTTGCAGATCCACTACATTTCAAATTTGTAGATTTTGGCGAGACACACCAAACTGTTAATGCAATTAAAGAAAGTTTCAATGCAAATGATTTTGCAGAAATTATATTCCTTTCAAAATATGTAGGTGATTACAATATTACAAAGTATGGTAATAAACTAACATTTGACAACGCCGGGAAGACACTAGTCGTTGAAAGAATCCTATAAATAGCTATGTCGGGGTAAGCCCGCAAAGCAGGATTGGATAATATGGCAAAAGAACACTTCAAATTTGATTTCGAACCTTGGATGGCTGAGGAGCTAATCCATCGTGATGATTGGGAAGATTGGTACGAAGCAATGCTTGAAATACTTCCACTATGGGAAGTAGATACTATCGAGCGTGTGGCAATGTTTGTTGCACAGTGCGGACACGAAAGTGGCGGATTTAGAGTACTAAGTGAAAACTTAAACTATAGTGCAAAAGCTCTTAACACTATATTCCCTAAATACTTTAAAAGAGCAGGAAGAGACGCAAATGAGTATCACAGACAGCCTGAAAAAATTGCGAACGTTATTTACGCAAATAGAATGGACAACGGCGATACCGATTCCGGTGACGGTTGGATGTTTAGAGGCGGCGGTATTCTTCAGCTTACCGGACGTTACAACTACACCAAGTTCGGTGAAGCGGTTGAAATGTCAGCAGAAGAAGCAGTTGACTACGTTAGAACAAAAAAAGGCGCACTAGACAGTGCTTGCTGGTTCTGGGACGAAAACAACATTAACCGTTGGTGTGATGATATGGATGTAGTAGGTGCTACAAAACGTATCAATGGTGGCACTATTGGATTAGATGATCGTAAGAAGCATTACCTACATGCAATGGATGTACTAGGTGGTGATTATGAAGAGCCTGAAGAGCAGGAACTTAACTTAAATCAAACTATACGCAAAGGCAGCAGAGGACCTCTAGTTGCAGAAGTGCAAGAAATACTAGGTATTCATCCAGCAGATGGTATATTTGGTCCAGGCACTGCAAGAGAAGTCAAAGAATGGCAAAGTGCAAACGGACTTGTTGCTGATGGCATAGTAGGACCCAAAACATTGGGAAAATTACTGGGGTAGGTGGTATGGGTGCCAAGTTAGCAATAGTCTTTTTCTTTTTAATGGCAGGTATGGGAGCTGCTGGTGCGTGGTATTATAACGATACTCAAGAGCGTCTTGCAATCCTACAGGAAAACAATGCTAAGTTGGAAACAGCCGTACAAACTAACGAAGCAGCATTGGAAGCCCAACGGGCTTCCTTTGCAGCAATGCAAAAAGAAAATGCTAGATTGCAAAGCGAGTTTGCAGCTATAAGCGATCGCAACAGAGCATTAGAAAATAGATTAAGTAGACATGACATCGGAGCAGCAGGTGTAGCAAGACCTGATTCACTAGAACGTGTGCTTAATGGAGCAACAGAGAATGCGCAACGTTGTATAGAAATATTAAGTGGAGCACCTTTAACAGAAGCAGAAACTTCTGCAACAAAGCCAAGCGAAATAAATCCAGAATGTTGGAGAGATGCAAATCCAAACTTTGATCCTAACATTCAATCAGATGCTTGGAAAAGGAAGAACCTATGAAAAACATTATAATAGCACTATTAGGACTAACACTACTTGTAGGTTGCACATCAACTCCGAGACAGATAGAAATAAGTGCAAAACCTATAGACAAGCCAGAGCTTATTCTACCTCCAATAGAACCATTAAGGCTAAAAGATGTAGAGTGGGTGGTAATAAATCAAGACAACTATCAAGAAGTATTTAACAAGCTACTAGAAGATCGCAAAGATCCTGTGCTAATAGGACTTACAGACGACGGGTACGAAGTACTGTCAACAAACATTAGCGATATAATGACACTTATCGCTCAACAAAAACAAATTATTACTGCATATAAAAACTACTACGAAAAGTCTGAGCAAGCACTTGATGATGCAAATGCAAATATACAATCTGCTCAAGAAGAAGTTGAATCTCAGCAACTAGAAGAAAACTCCTCTTTTTTAAATCTTTTCTAATCCTTTGTCCTTGCGGCCTGCTACTAGCCTTGTAGGCATTTATAATAAATACAATGTAAGTAAGGAGGGTTATTATGTGGGAAATGATACAACAAATGGCCGGTGATAGGCTGTGGATCTACACAGCAATAGTAGGATCTATTTTTAGTGCTGCATTCTTATTCTGGTTTAAAGATACAAGAATAGCTACGTGGGGCGTACAAAAGTTCGATGCTACACTAGAATACCTAGCAATACGCTGGGGATGGACTTGGTTGCAAAATGATCCAAATGCTTGGCGTGTCAAATATCCTAAAATAACCTCAAAGATTGACGAGCTAGAAGCTCGCTTGGAAAAATTGGAGGGCAAAAATGCCAAGAAAAAAACTTGAAGATTTAGATGCTAACCCAGCAGCTAAACCAGCAGCTAAACCAGCAGCTAAACCTGCTCCAACAAACTACGAAGCAGAAGTTGTGGCTACACAAGATAGTACGACACGTAAAGTTAAACTAGATCTAGAAGTAGATACAAGCGTAAAGGACTTGGGGCCTAACCCATATGCTAAAATTATACATCTAGCAAAAGCAGTAGACGCTTGGAGAATCTTTCCACGTTTGTTCTTAACAGTTTATATAATACTATTGTACAAAACTGTTATTTGGTACATGGATTTGCCAGATCCAACTATGGAACAATCCGGACTTATTTCAGTTGTTGTAGGTGCTGGCGCAGCATGGTTTGGGTTATATACCGGATCTAGCAAGAAGGACAAATAAACCGATAAGTACTGTATGGATCTTTATACAGTACTAGGTGTTCCTAGAACGGCTTCTTCCGAGGAAATCAAAAAAGCCTATAAAAAGCAAGCAATGAAGCACCATCCTGATAGGGGTGGTGATCCTGATCAATTCCGTAAAGTAACAGAAGCATATGATGTCCTAAGTAATAGTGATAAAAGGGCAGCATACGACAATCCGCAACCTGGATTCAGTTTCAGATCAGAAGACTTTGCTAGAGGAAATCCATTTGCAGGAACACCATTTGAGCATGTGTTTAGACAAACTCAAACTCCTCGTAACCGTGACATACAAATGCCTGTCAATTGCACGTTGAAGGATGTAATTACTGGAAATAGTTATGTTGTTAATTATCAGTTGTCAACTGGTAGAATAGAAACAGTTACAATAGAAGTACCAGCTGGTGCAAAACACGGAGATAAGATACAGTACGAAGGTTTAGGCGATGAAGGTAATAGAAATTATCCTAGAGGCAATTTAATAATACATATCAAAGTTCAAAAGCAAAAAAATTGGCAACGAGATGGTGATAATTTAATAACAAAAAAACTTGTAAATCTATTTGACTTTTTGACAGGTGGTGTTATAATAGTTAATACAATAGATAACAAAGTAGTCAGATTAAATATTCCACAAGGCACAAAACCAGGCACAACATTTAGCATCACAGGATACGGTATACCTAATATCAACAGTGGTAGAAGGGGAGATATATACGTAAAACTTGAAGCTAAAGTACCTAAAGTAAGCGATGAACGTTTACTCGAAGAGATTGAAAACTTAAAAAAGAAATTAGGGTAAATTTATGGTAGAACCGTCAAAGGACTTGCAACTTGTATTTGATAAAGCATTAAATGATGCTAAAAAACTAAAGCATGAGTATGTAACATTAGAACATCTTTTGTTTGCAATGATGTGTGAAGAAAATTTTATAAAGCTTCTTACTATGTATGGTGCAGATGTTGATTATATCAAGGCTAACTTAGAGCATCATTTAAAAAACGGATGCGATAACATTGTAATTGATGCTACAAAATTCAAACCCAAGAAGACTGAAACTGTTGAACGTGCATTAAATAGAGCGTTTACACAAGTTCTATTTGCAGGAAGAAATGAAATAGAACTAGCAGATTTAGTTATGAGTATTCTTCATGAGAAAAAGAGTATCAGTTCTTATTTGTTAGAAAAAGGCGGAGTCGAAAAAGAAAGATTTGTAGATTTCATTAACGACGAGCAAGAAACAACCCTATTAGAAGATCCCGAACTTACTTCAGATATGAAGAAAGCAATCAAGAGCTTCACAACAAATCTAAATGACCAAGTAAAGCGTGGTAAAGTAGATCCTATTATTGGACGGGGAGAAGAACTAGAAAGTCTTGCTCTTGCTCTAGGACGCCGTAGCAAAAACAACGTACTTATGGTTGGTGATCCAGGTGTAGGTAAAACTGCTATTGCTGAAGGTTTGGCATTTAACATTGAGCAAGGACATGTTCCTAGCTTTTTGAAAGAATATAAAGTTTACAATTTAGATATTGGTGCTATGCTTGCTGGATCAAAATACCGTGGAGACTTTGAAGAACGTTTCAAACTTGTGCTGAACGGACTTATTCGTGAAGGTAAAACGATTATGTTTATTGACGAAGCACATATGATGAATGGTGCAGGTGCAGGAGGACAAGGTAACTCAAATGATTTAGCAAATATGTTAAAACCTGCCCTAGCAAAAGGTGACTTGAAGGTAGTTGCTTCTACGACTTGGGATGAGTACCGCAAGTATTTTGAAAAAGATCGTGCGCTTATGCGTAGATTCCAGCGAGTAACAATCGGCGAGCCTACAAAAGAAACTACAGCTGATATCTTAAAGGGTCTGCGTAAGTATTATGAAGATTATCACGGTACAACTATCACAGATGAAGCTATTGATGCTGCAATTAAACTTAGTGTGAAATATCAAAATGATAAGAAATTGCCTGATAAAGCTATCGATCTTATCGATGTTGCATGTGCAAGATTTAAAGTAAACGATAACGAAGAAGAAAAGCGTATTGTTACTGAAGAAAGTATTAATTTTGAACTTGCGAAGATGATTAATGTGCCGACAGAACAAGTATCACAAAAAGAAACAGACAATCTTGCAGCATTAGAAGACAATTTGAAAAAAGTTGTTTATGGTCAAGACGAAGCTATTGAAAGTATTGTTGATAAAATCCTTGTTAGTCAAGCAGGACTAAAGCCAGATGATAAACCAATTGGTGCGTTTGTATTCATGGGTCCTACAGGCACAGGTAAAACTGAAACTGCAAAAGCACTTGCAAAAAATCTTGGTGTGAGACTTGTGAGATTTGATATGTCAGAGTACATGGAAAAGCACAGTGTTGCAAAATTTATAGGTGCACCTCCAGGATATGTTGGACACGAAGATGATGCAGGACAATTAATTACAAAGTTGCAAGAAAATCCGAATTGTGTGCTACTACTAGACGAAATAGAAAAAGCACATCCAGACGTATCGCAAATTCTTCTACAACTTATGGATAACGGAATGGTAACTGGATCAAATGGTAAAGAAGCAGATGCACGTAACTGCACATTGATTCTTACTACTAACTTGGGTGCCGCTCAAGCTGAAAAAACAAGTATTGGCTTTGGTGGAGACGAAGATAGCGGATATGACGATACTGAATTAAAGCGATTCTTTGCTCCTGAATTCCGCAATAGACTTGACGGTGTAATTACATTTGCAAAATTAGGCAAAGAAGTTATGCTTAAGATTGTAGGTAAGTTCCTAGTAGAACTTAAAGATATGGTTAAGGATAAAAATATCAATATTAAAGTCACAGATGACGCATTAGATTATCTTGTTGACAAAGGATTTGATCCAAAGAACGGTGCTAGACCGCTACAACGAGTAATCGACAAAGATATTAAACGTCCTTTGTCAAGACAAATGCTGTTCGGTGACCTTAAAGACGGCGGGGACTTAACTATTGATGTTGAAAACAATGAAATTGTGTTAAATGTTGAGGTAGAAAAAGTTGAGGTTGTATGAAACTACTAAATTATTCTACGGAGAATATCTTTGCAAATTAAGTTTTCGTAACGACCTTAATACTATCTTTAGATCTGAATTCCAAAAAAGCAAGTTGTCCTATGCTAGAGAAAGATTAGATTATCTAAATGAACAGTATAGGAACAACATGCGTTTGCAAGTTCCTATTTGGAGAACATTAAGAGATATTAGAGAACAAGACTATCTAGATGCTAGAAAAATTTATGCTGTATTATATAGAACTAAATCTGATTATAGAGTACGAGTAGAGTCTTGGGGCGGTATTAGTGTATTTTCGAACGACGAAAAGTTATTACTTAAACTCGGTAATAGTTTAGAAGCAACAAGAGTAGATTTACACAGACCTAGTCCAGATATTGCAAAAAAATTAGCAAGTAAAAAAAATATCATAATATCTGCAAACCCTGTATGCTGGCCTTATAAGATTACGCTAGGAATAAAGAAACGTAATTATGAAGGCTTTGCAAAATGGGTGGATGCTAATCCAGACAAAGTCAAAATAGGCGAAATAGCATTAGAGGCATGTCGAACACACGGTTATGTCAGCGGATATTACTTTTTTGTAAAGTCAGAAAAAATGTTAGATCTTGTGAACATAATGGTAGGTGATAATATACGGCGTATTGATCAAGTTATATATAAAGACAATATAGATAAATAGTTATATGCCGAGCAATAGTGAAACAATTTTGACACAAAGAGTACATCCAGGAGACAGTCAAGTAGAAACTGTAACTGGAGAAAAGTTTAAAGGTGACGGTTACTACGGACGTAGTGACGGCCTTCATACTGTCCAATTCAACCTGGAAGGGTTTACAGGAACAGTAGCAATAGAAGGAACACTAGAACTTGAACCCGAAAGTGATGACTGGTTTAGCGTTGACCTTACAAGCAAAGTTTCAGTGGCAGGATCTGTAGATACTACTGGAGCAATTTCTAGCAGTAACACTTCAACTGTTTCATCGGTAGCATACAGCAATTCCTCAACTAATAGTAACTATAACTTTACAGGAAACTTTATTTGGGTAAGAGCAAAAATTAGTAACTGGACAGATGGCACTGTAAATTCTGTATTATTAAATCACTAAGGATCAAGGATGGCAAGACAAGTAATAAACATTGGATCAGCAGAACTAGCAGGAGATGGTGAAAGCCTCCGTTCAGCCTTTGATAAAATTAATGATAACTTTTCTGAAGTTTACACACATACTGGCGGTGAAGTAGTATTCGACGGCGATTATGATAATCTTACTAATAAGCCTGATCTATCCGCATATTTAACAAGTCTAGATGGTGATTTAAAAGGCAGTGTATTTGCCGATGACAGTTCGTTAGTGATAGATGGTGCAACAGGTAATGTGCAAAATTTAAACGGCGAAGCAGCAAGTTATTATTTAGATTACAACAACTTTACAAATACTCCGGATTTAAGTGGTTATGTAACTTTAACAAGTTTGACGGACGGATCACTAACTGTTGAAGTAAAGAACGACGGTGACCTTGTAGGCAGTGTGTTTGGTGAGGATAGCACATTGCTTGTAGATGCAACAAATAACACAATCCCAAGTGCAAACTTGAGCGGCTCACTTCCTGCAATTTCAGCTGATGCAGTAACAGTAGACGGAGTCGCAATTAAACAAAAGATTATTTCAATAGCTGCAGGCTTGGCAGTAGGACTTTCATAGGAAAAAGATAAATGGCTAAACAACATTACACAGGTAACATTACATTTGACGCAAGTGCGCAAAGTATTGTATTAGACGGAAATATAAGACGAGACAAGTTCTTACTTATAACAAACGTCACAGATAACCAGCTAATATATAATTTTGCCGATCCTGACGCAAAATTTACTAGCCATTCATATGACAGCACTACAAACAAAACTACATTAGTACTAAGCTATGATACAACTTCAATGGATGATGCAGATACGCTGCAAATTTTCTTTGAAGATGTAGGACAAGCATTTAAGCCAACTGAAGATTTACTTGATCCTGTGAGTAAAATTCGTACAAGCCAGCCACAAAACTTAATTGATACAGACTTTGAATATGGATTACAAAGCCAAAAGTGGGAAACACTAGAACAGGTAAAGAATGTTCCAACTTTCTTTGCTAGACAAGGCGAAGAAGTAGTTCCATTATCTAGCATCACTACAGTTAACGGGTCAGATGTCGTAACTGTAACAACAAGTGTAGAACACGGTTATGCAAAAGGTACACCATTTATTCTTGTAGGCACAAGTAATCCTACTATTAACGGCGGTAACATTGTAAGCAATGTTATAAGCGTTACACAATTCCAGTTTAAAGCGAAAGCAACACAGACAGCAACAACAGATGTTAGAGACGAATATACTTCATTGTATACTGGACAAATATACAGTGGTACAGAATTTACAAGAGAAGCTATTACAAGCATAGATACTGATGGTGCAGACGAAAGCACATTAACAGTCAAAACTGAATACCCTACAAGATTCATTAGAGGTACAGAATTTTATCTTAACAACAGTCTTAGCACTGTAAGTTTTGATTTTGATGCAACTACCATTGAAGGCGACGACAGCGCAACTTCACAATTTAGCGTTGACCCATATAGCGATACTGATCCTGCATCTACTGGACATTGGATGAGTGCATCACCAAGACATGATTGCTTTATTCCTGTAGGTGACACATATTATTTCCTACCAAGCGATGTATCTAGTGTGACAGATAATAAAGTTACATTTAGTTCCGCTCATGGATTAACAACAGGAACATATTATTACTCAGCAGGCTATGCAAATGCAAGTTTCTTAACTGGATTACGTAACGAGTTTTATTATTGCATTCATGTACACGATGTAAACACAATTAGTTTCCATTCAAATCCTATTGATGCAGATAACGACAATTCAAGACATGTTATTGGTACATTAGTAAACGACTCTAATTCAAATGTAGGGTTAGCAAGACATTATCTACATAAAGCATATATTTACGATAGCACTAATAATGACACATTAATTGATGCTTCAAATATCAATACACAATTAAACGGTGACTCGTTCAGCAGTTTATATGATGCAATAAGTGATGCAAGTACAACGACTTATGCAATTGGTCCTGCGTTTGATACAACAGAAAATGCAATCACACACGAAGGTATTGGTTTCTTATACGATACACAAGTAGTGCAAACTAGCGGAAGCAGCCTATCAGGAGACTTTGTAGCAAAAAGATATAGCGAAGGTCTTTTCTTCCGTATTGTTAGAGAAGACTTTACAGGCAACGGGACAATATATAAGCAGGCACACGGTTTAGAAGATGGTACAGGTGTAACAGTAAGCTATACACCAACTGGTGATATTACAGTTAATACTGAAGATGAATTAAATAGATGGTTCCCGTACAGATTAGGTGTAAATTATGCAAGCGGCGGTGCAGGTACTGGAACTAATGGATTTTCTGATAGTGGTGCAGGTGAAGGACATATCAGGTTTGGTGAAGATTATTACGATGTCGGAGACGAACAAAAAGATGAATTGTTAAAGGCACACTTAAATAATGACAATCATGATATGCGCAGTCTAGTAAGCCGTGAAATATTGCTTGAAGGTAGTTCCGATGATTGGGGATATAATGACACCGAAACATCATTTACAATTAACTTTAAGGCAATACAAGGTGATGGATCAAACGGTGGTGCAGCTAACAGTACAAGTCTAGTTGTAGGTGTGCGTGATCTTGGTGACTTTACAACCACATATCAACAAACATACACACTTACAAATGCATGGGCAGATTATTCATTTACTGCAACAGCAGCATTTAACAGACCGTTCCAAATTGTTTTCAGACAAGAAACAAGTGTTTTTGATGATGACGAACACATCGGAATTGATGCGATAGAATTTGATGCAGACACAAACTTCTTCTTAGGTAATACAGATGACTATCATATGAAAGTTGATAAGATCGACGATGATAGATTTAGACTTCTAAACCCTGGTGGCGGAACATTCTACTATGCAGGTGCAACATTATCTAGTTTCACTGTTTCACAAACAACAGACCTTACTAATACAGATACAATTATTAAGAACGGACACGGATTGGTAGCACAAAGCGAAGTTACGTATGATAATAATGGAAATACAGATATTTCAGGACTTACAGATGGTTCGAACTTCTTTGTATTTGAACCAACAGCTAATGCATTTAAATTAGCAACAACAGCTAGTGGCACGTCAGGTGACGAAGTTGATTTATATCAATATAGAAGCTCACAAACTTTTGGTATTGGTAGAGGCGGTAGAGACAGTACATTCTACATAGGAACAGATGCAAATGCCGTAGCTGAAGGCTATACAACTGGATCACGTGTTAAATATGAAGCACCTGCAGGCGGTGCGTTAGCAGGACTGACAGACGGTGGCTTCTACTTTATACGTAAGTTTGTAGTAGGTGCAGGAGCATGGATAAGATTTTATAGATCACAAAGCGATGCTACAGGGGATACTAATCATATTAAGATCAGTGATGTTGAAACAGACAGACTTGGCTCAATACAAAAAGTTACTCTTGTAGATATTGAAGCAGGCACAGGCACTCATAAATTAGAAGCAACTACTGCTGGCGGTGCTGACGGCATTTATCCAATTAGTCGTGTAGTAGATAGTGAAACATTTGAATTAGAAACAACAACAACAATTAATTCAAGAGATTTAACACTAAATCAAAGTACAATTGACCAAAAAAATAATGCAATCTACATTAGAAATCACGGTTTAGATAATGGCACACCATTAACTGCTACAACAACTGGCACATTACCAGGTGAAATGAATGACGGTAGTACAACTACATTCTTTGCAATACGTGTAAATGATGATTATTTCCGTGTAGCAAGTGTTGAAGAAGATGTAGAATCAGATAATTATCTTATACTAGATGATATCGGAACAGGTACTAACAAACTTACAACTACAAGTGTTTTAGGAGAAGTTGCAGCACCTGGCACAGTTACACTTGCTACTGATAGTAAAGTTGTAGAAGGAACTGGAACTAAATTTGCAAGCCAATTTAAAGCAGGCGATAAGTTTATAGCATATGTTCAAGAATCAACTACTAACTTAAACGTTACAGCCGTAAGCACAGCAGATGACGAATTTACTGATGCAGCACATGGATTGACAGACGGCGATGTATTGCGTGTATTGATTGCAAGTGCAGATTTGACAGAAGGCGAAATTTTGTATGCGCACCAAAGCACAACAACTACACCTACAGACACATTTACTGTACACACAAGTAGAGCAGACGCATTAACTGGTGCTAACCCAGTTGACTTAACAGAAAGCGTTACAGGTGCTGTATTCACAGAAGTAACAAGCATTGGTGACTTTATTGAAGGCGAAGTAGATGCTGTAAACAGCCAAACAGTTATGAGATTGAAAGAAGAACCAGATACTGCTGGCACAGATTTAACATATGTTCTAAATAGTAGTCTTGTAGTACGTGCAAACGGCTTTGCACTGCACAGACCATATGACGGTGGCGTTGATTTAATTCCTGCACAAAACCCAGACGGGCAGATGATTAGACAGACACGCAAATATTTCCGTTATCAGTCAGGTAAAGGTATCCAAGTATCCAACGGTATTAACTTTAGTCCTAGTGTTCCTATTATGGACTTCAGTCGCAACGGTACTACAGGAACAATTACAACAAGATATCCACATAGAATTACAGCAGGACTAGACATTACAGTAAGTGGCGGAGAAGTCACAAGCGGAACAAACTACTGGAATGGCTCATTTGAAGTACAAACTGTAGTAGATGATTACAAATTTACAGTAACACTATCAGGAACACCTACAGATAACTTTGCAATGGGCGATGTAAGTTATGTTGTTGACGGTTGGAGCGGATCAAAAGTTAAATCAGGACTATTTGACGATCAAAATGGCTTGTTCTTCGAATACGACGGAAGTGAACTATATTGTATACACAGATCTAGCACACATCAAATTAGTGGAAGTTGCGTAGTTGAAAAAGGCAAAGGACTACTAACAGGTGTTAATACTAAATTTGCATCACAATTAGCAGTTGATCAAAAAATTGTTATTCGTGGACAAACATATCAAATTACTCGTATAGACAGTAATAGCAGATTATACTTTATGCCTAGTTATAGAGGTGATGATGCAGATGGTGTAATTGTTAGCACTATTGTTGATAATAAAGTTGCACAGGAAGACTGGAGCATTGATCCATGCGATGGTACAGGCCCAACAGGCTATGTTCTAGACATTCACAAAATGCAAATGGCATATATAGACTACAGTTGGTATGGTGCTGGTAAGGTAAGATTTGGCTTTAAGGACCAAGAAGGTCGTGTAAAGTATGTGCATGAGTTTATCAACAACAACAAACAAACAGAAGCATACATGCGTTCAGGTAACTTGCCTGTGAGATATGAGATTGAGAACATTGGCGATCCAACATTTGTTCCAAGCCTAGCACACTGGGGTACTTCAGTTATTATGGATGGACGTTTTGACGATGATGAGTCATACGTGTTTACAGCAAGTGCTAGAAATGTTGCAATCACAGGCGATGCAAGTATTACAGTAAGTGCTAAAGTAGAGCATGATGAACAATTTAGAGTCAAAGATCCAAACAATCAGCATCCTATTGCAGGATTTGCTTTGACACTTGCAAGTGCAAATGAATTGTACGATGGAATCTTTAACGGAGCAGAAATCAGTGGTGCTAATTTAGCAAGTGATACGAAAGTTAGCAGCCCAACCGACGATTTAGGTTCGCTGAGACTTCCGGTAACTCCTTATTTCCCAAGTGTAAGTTCAAGCACTGGCGGAAACTTTGCAGGAGATAGCTTAGAAAATGTAGCAACTAGAAGTTTACTACTAATAGATAAAGAGCCAACTGGAACTTCAGGCACAAATAGTAACTACACAGTAACACTTGCAGATGCAGCAACTCCGGTTACTATTGATCAACCATTGATTAGTGTACGTCTTGCGCCAAGTGTAGATAGTGGCACACCAGGTTTATTAGGTGAAAGAGAACTTATCAACAGAATGCAGTTGATTATGGATAGTGTACAAATTCTTTCTACACACGGTGCTGAAGTATCGTTAGTATTAAATGGTTCTCTTGACAGGAATGACTGGAAAGCTGTTAACAAGCCAAGTTTGAGTCAGCTAATTTATCATAACACAGGTGATACTATCGTAGGTGGCGTAGAAGTATTCAGCTTTAAAGTACCCGGCGGCACTGGCACTTCAAACAGAGTTCCAGTTGACACTTATTTGAAATTGGATAACATGGATGCTATTGGTAATAGTATACTTGGCGGAAATGGAATATTCCCAGATGGTCCAGACATCCTAACAGTTGTTGTAAGATTGTCAGAAGACCCATCAAATGTAAGTAATTCAAATCCATTCCTAGTTAATGGAAAGATTAGCTGGTCAGAATCACAGGCATAAGTACTATATAAGGAAAATAAATGGAACATTTTGTAAACATTGTAATGGAAAAAGACAACAACTTAACAGAAAGTTTAGATGAAAGTATTTTTCCAGGAAATATAGTAACAGAGTCTGAGCAAGGTGCAACAGTAATACAAATACCTTTACCACGTCAACTTAGCGAAGACGAATCAGACGAGTATGCAAACAAACTAGCAAACTATATGTTTGAAAATGGATACGAAGATTTTGATATTGAAATTAGTTCAGACGAAGAACTAAGCGAAATAGAAGAAACATATGATGATGATGACGAGTTTTTTGAAAACTATGGTGTTATGTGGTTCAATGAAGATGAAGGTGATGGACAACTTCCAAAAAGTCCTAAAGTATTAAAACTTGTTATTGATGATTTGAAAAAATTTAAAGCGGAACAAGAAGAAGCAAAAAAACAAGGCTATGACGAAGATGTAAGAATGATGCAAGGTCGAATTGACGATATGATGGACATTGCAAATCTTATAAAGGATGGCGGTCCTATAGCCGCTTTGGATACATCAGTACAGGACCTTATTGTAGATTACTACGAAAAAGCAGGCGAACCATTATCATATGCAAAAGAAGGCATGGTAGACGAAGCAGAATATCAAGGACGTAAAGTTAAACTTGGTAAACCTATGCAAGGTGATGTTAAAAAGTTTAAAGTATATGTTCGTGATCCAAAAACAAAAAATGTCAAAAAAGTAAACTTTGGAGATAAAAAATCTAAAATCAAAAAGTCTAATCCAGCACGTAGACGTTCCTTCCGTGCTAGACATAATTGTGATAATCCAGGTCCACGTACAAAAGCACGTTACTGGTCATGTAGGAAATGGTAATATGCGTATTGATGAATTTTCAACAAAGATAGATGATAGTTTACCGTTCGATGTAATTGATGATGTTAAGGCATATATGCTAAATGATAAAGACTTTTATCGTAGATCATACTATCCTGCAATGTGCAAACTACAAGACCAAATGAAAAGCGGTAAGTTAAGTCCGCTTACACTTGCTCCAGTGATAGATAAAGCATGCGAAGGTTATTGCTCAAAGTTTAACATTCCTAAACAACCAAATAAATTATTAGACAAGTCTGAAAAAGTAGAACTTATGCAGAGACTTATTGCAGACGAAAGAGAGAATTTAGAAAAAGGAGAATTTTGATGCTCCTTAGACAACTCTTTGAAGCAAAAGCTCGTAAAGTAGTAGCTGTAATGCCAGGCGGATTCCATCCTTTCCACCCTGGACACAAAAGCCTATACGATTGGGCTGTAAAAACATTCGGTCAAAGCAATGTTTATGTAGCAGCAACAAATGATACTGCAACAAGACCTTTTCCATTTGAAGTAAAGAAGAAATTAGCAGCAATGGCTGGTGTTCCTGAAAGCAACTTCATGCAAGTTAAATCCCCATTTAATAATAGAGAGTATGCAAATCTTGTAGATGCTGATACAGCACTTGTATTTGTGCGCAGCGAAAAAGATAAATCAGAACAGCCGTTACCGGATCAAACAAAAAAGAACGGTGAACCAGGATACTTGCGTACATACACAGGTAAAGACCTAAATACATCTGATGAAATGGGCTATATGGCATATGGTCCTACTATTAACTTTGACTTTTCAGGTATGCAGATTAAGAGTGCAAGCGAACTTAGAGCTACTTGGCCTGAAATGTCAGACGAAGATAAACTAAAGGCTGCTAAACTTATGTACGGTAATGGTGCAGAAGCAGCAGTGCAACTATTAAATCAAGCACTAGGTGATACAGAAGCGCCTGCAGGCGAATCATTAGACGGAGATGCGTATCTAGATGAAATCTTAGGATTTGCTACTAGAACTCCTAAACGTGCAACTGTGAAAAAGAAACGTCCTCCAGAAGAAGATAGTGTTCAAGACAAAATCAAAAAACGCAGGGCTTTGGCTAGTAAAGTAGGTGTAGATAAAGCATTCCGCAGCGACAGTCTTAAGGACAAATAATATGGATGAGCTAGAATATATCAAAAAACTAGCAGGCGTAAACGAGTTTAAGGGTTATACAGAATATAAAGTAGACGAAAACCCTAGCATCACTGCAACAGCAATCAAACAAAAAGAACGTGACATGGGCGTCAAACCAGGCGACGAAGAATGGTTTAAACTTTGGTTTTCTAAGCCTTATATGACCGGCGTACCAAAATTCAGAGGACGCAAGAAATGAGAGAATATATTAAAATCGTCGAAGCTGCCAACAAAGGCTGTCCTATTGCTACTCAAGACATCGATGTAAATCTTGAAAATCGCCAGAAAGCCATTGACAGTTATATGTACGGTCCTGCTAATCCTGACAAGCCAGGCAACTACTGGAAAGACTATGCTAAAAAATGGAAGATAGACGAAAAGACTGCAAAAACAATGCAGTGCAATAATTGCGCTGCCTTTGATGTAAGTGATAAGATGTGGAAGTGCATCGAAGAGGGCATAAAAGATGGCAACAAAGAAGCCGATGCAATGGCAACAATACATAAAAGTGACCTTGGCTATTGCAATTTTCTACACTTTAAGTGTGCCGGCAGTCGTTCATGTACTGCATGGGTAAGTGGAGGTGCTATAGATGACAAGGATCGCACCCAATGAGATTCAAAGAACTTTTTGAACATGGTAGAATAGTCAAAGGTGTTAACACTACGGTTGATGTTGACACTAATGAGATTCCACGTCAAGCAAAAAAGTTCGGTAACAGTGTAGACAAAGACGGTCGTCCGCCTACACTATCAAAAAAAGTAAAAGGTAAGTCAACTAACGTATTGTTTAACTTAGGACTTGCTGAAGGCGCAGAAAGTGTAAAAGAAAACTTTGCTGACGGTAAGAAAAAAGGCAAAAGCAGACCAGGGCGTGTAAAACGTGCAGGTGCAAGTTGTAATGGTAGTGTTACAGCTTTACGCAAACGAGCAAAAAACAGCTCAGGTGAGAAAGCGAGGATGTATCA